AAACAAGACAAGAAGATGATGGCTGGTATGGTGCATAAGCACGAAAAAGGCATGCATCAAGGTATGAAGCCAACAAAGTTTGCCAAAGGCGGCAAGACTAATGCTCAGATGAAAGCTCTGGGTCGTGGTTTGGCCAAAGTGGCTAATCAGAAGAAGTCTTCCTTCACATACAAAAAAGGAGCTTGATATGGCCACTTTTAGCAAAAAAGTAATGGGCAAAGAAGTTGGCGATGCCAGCGTTTATGCTCCGCCCCACAACATGAGTGGTGAAGCAGGTGTAGACATCAAGAACAGCGGCTACCAAGGCGGCAATCGTTTGACCGCCAATGATGTGAACATGTCTGTTGGCAACATCAGTCGTGATCCATACAAAGAACCAAAGACTTCTGGTATTAAAACCCGTGGTAATGGCTGCGCTACCAAAGGCGTAATAGCCCGGGGGCCAATGGCTTGATATGAATTACACCCAACTGTTTGATACTATTCAGTCGTATACGGAAAATAATTTTCCGGATTTTACTCTTGCCAGTGGCGGAATAGAAACGACTACTGAACAAATCAACAGGTTTATTGAGCAAGCGGAATTACGCATCTATAACACGGTGCAGTTTCCTTTTTTGCGCAAAAACATGACGGGTAACATTCAGTCGGGTAATAAGTATCTTAGCGCTCCAGATGATTATCTTGCTACATATTCTTTGGCAGTGATAGATGGGTCTGGTAACTACGAGTACTTGTTAAACAAAGACGTAAATTACATTCGTCAAGCGTATCCTAATCCTACGACAGATGTTGGGATCCCTAAATACTATGCTTTGTTTGGCCCAACAATCAGTGGAAGCACCATCACAACTGAGTTAAGTTTTATTCTTGGCCCAACACCAGATACAAGTTACAACGTTGAGTTGCATTTCTATTACTACCCAGAATCTATCGTAACGGCTGGCACGTCATGGCTTGGTGATAACTTTGATACTGTACTTCTGTATGGTTCACTGGTTGAGGCTTATACCTTTATGAAAGGTGAGACAGACATGTTGGCCTTGTATGACGGTAAATACAAAGAAGCCCTTGCACAAGCTAAACGTTTGGGCGATGGTATGGAGCGTCAAGACGCTTATCGTTCTGGTCAATATAGACAGGCGGTGACATGAAAACTTGTACCAAATGCAATACTCAGAAAGAACTGAGTATGTTTCACAAAGGTCGGAATCCTGATGGGCACCGAACTTGGTGTGCAACTTGTGTGTCTGAGTATAAGAAACAATATAAAATAGATAACGCAGAACGTATCAAAAAAGTGCAACGTGCGTATGATGCGGAAAAAAATCCAATGAGGCGCGAGTATTTTCAACAAAGATATTTAGCCAAGAAAAACCATATTTTGGCCGTTGGAAGCGCATACAAAAAAGCTAATCTACACAAACATGCGGCAAAAGAAGCACGGCGGAGAACTGCAAAATTGCAACGTACACCACAATGGTTAATTGAAGATGACCATTGGATCATTGCACAAGCCTACGAGTTGGCTGCTTTGAGGACTAAACTGTTTGGTTTTCAGTGGGAAGTTGATCACATAATTCCATTGCAAGGAAAATTTGTATCGGGCTTTCATGTGCCAACAAACTTACAAGTGATACCGTTTACAATGAACCGCCAAAAACACAACCGTTATGAGGTGGTACTTTGAGCTTTACAGGTAATTACTCCTGCAATACGTTGCGGACTGGGTTAATCAATGGGACGTTGAACTTTTCAACTGACACATTTCGTTTGGCGTTGTATACCAACTCAGCCACATTAAACCAACTGACTACGGCTTACACATCAGATGGTGAAACTTCTGGTGGTAACTATGCGGCTGGTGGGCTGGTAGTAACGGCGACAGTGAATACTGCGCTTAGTTCAAACAGCAGTACCATTTACGTTAACTTTTCCAGCCCAGCGTGGACTGGCGCAATTACGGCTCGTGGCGCGTTGATTTATAAAGCCGGAGCGAATGGTGCTGTCTGTGTTTTAGATTTTGGAAACAACGTAACGTCAACCAGTACATTTACTGTCACGATGCCCGCTAACACTAGCTCGGCTGCTCTCATTAGACTTGTATAGGAAAAACATGGCACTTGTAACCACCACCAAAGGCGAAATGGACGAATCTCTTCTTGAGAAAAAAGAAGGCTTCGTGGATAATGACAACGAATACACAACATGGGTTGAGTATTGGCACGAAGGTGAATTGGTTCACCGCTCTGCTCATGTCGCATTAAAGAAAGCGGTTGGTCTTTCCGCTGTCGCAGCTTCTTTTTAAAAGGAAAAATCATGGCAAATACGCAATCAATGTGCACCTCGTTCATGCAAGAACTCTTGACGGCTACGCACAACTTCACAACCGGTACAGGTAATACTTTCAAAGCTGCTCTGTATGAGGCTACAGCCACATATAACGCCGCAACCACTGCTTATAGTACTTCTGGTGAGGTAACAGGAACAAACTACGTGGCGGGCGGTGTAACAGTGACCAACGGCACGTCCCCGTTATCTACAAATACATCGTCTACTGCGGGCGTTGCATATTGGACACCTTCAGCCAGTCTTGTTTATACCAACGTAACGTTGACTACAGCGTTTGATGCAGTGTTGATCTACAACTCATCCGCTTCTAATAAAGCAGTTAGCGTTCATACATTTGGTTCTCAAACTGTTACTGCTGGTACGTTCACACTAACAATGCCTGTTAACGCTACAACCACCGGTTTGCTCCGCTTGTCTACAACCTAATGAGGGCGGCGGGTAATCCCGCTGTGTAGCCATGTTTGGTATCGCCCCGTTTTCCGCTGCGCCGTTTTCCTCGCTTGCGGGAGGGGATACAAACGTTACTGTTGCCCTTACCGGAGTTCAGGCATCTGGCGCGGTAGGCACAGTTGCGGTTAATCATGCGCAAGCGTTAACTGGAGTGCAAGCAAGCGGGGCTGTTGGCTCCGTTGCAATGGGTGAGAGAACGGTTGCGCTCACAGGAGTTCAAGCTGCTGGTCAAACGGGTACTGTTGCAGCCGCAATAACTGAGGACATTACAGGAAACCAAGCCTCTGGCGCTGTAGGTTCCGTTGCTGTTGGCAACAGAGATATAGCCATTACGGGTGTATTTGCCACAGGTAATGTAGGCACAGTCGTTGCTGAAGTTGTTCAAGCTGTTGCCATTACCGGTGTTCAAGCCTCTGGATCGGTTGGATCGGTTGCAGTTGGAGAGCGTACCATTGCTCTGACTGGGGTGGCGGCTGAAGGGTTTGTAGGTGATGTATTTGAGACTCCCGGCGTTGGTATTGCTGGGGTTCATTCTGATGCGGCAGTGGGTAGCGTTGCGCCAGTTGTGCAGATTGCCCTAACAGGTGTTTCAGCTTCTGGTGCAGTTGGGACTGTAGCTGCCGATCTTGTCAAAGCTATTACGGGAGTTGAGGCATCTGGTGCGGTTGGTAGTGTTTTAGCCAATGATGCTCAAGCGTTAACTGGAGTTCAAGCCTCTGGCTCGGTTGGGTCTGTTGATAATACAACAACCATTGCATTAACAGGAGTCCAAGCTAGTGGTGCTGTTGGCTCGGTTACATTTAGCCGTGTTGTAGGGATTACTGGTGTTGCTGGTGTCGGCGCAGTTGGTACACCTACAGCGGGTATTACGAAAGCCTTGACTGGCGTAGCCGCTACGGGCGCAGTTGGTTCTGTTACGGGTAGTAAATCGTTTGCTTTGACTGGGGTTCAGGCCACTGGAGCAGTAGGCAGCGTAGTTGGGTTTAAGTCAGTTGCACTAACAGGTGTTCAAGCCTCTGGCGCAGTCGGTAATGTTGGTGTATTTTATTGGTCGTTAATTGATGACAGCGAGAACGCAAACTGGCAAAATATCACAAATACCGAATCAGCGGGTTGGGGGTTGATAGATAATGCTCAGACTTCAGCTTGGCAAGCCATTAGCAGTACTCAATCCGCTAACTGGGGGTTGATTGAAGATGAGCAAAACGCTGATTGGCAAGAAGTTGAGATGGTAAATTAAGGAAACGGCATGGCGATTGTTGTAGCAGACCGGGTAAAAGAAACGACCACTACGGCTGGTACGGGCACTATTACGCTTGCAGGGGCATCCGCAGGCTATCAATCGTTCGCTGTGATTGGTAATGCAAACCTGACTTATTACACAATTGCTGGGCAGACCGGCAATGAATGGGAAGTGGGTATTGGTACGTACACATCCTCTGGCACTACACTGGCGCGTACAACGGTTCTTGCCAATAGTTCAGGAACACAGCCCAGTGCGTTGAGTTTTTCTGCCGGTACTAAAGATGTGTTTGTTACCTATCCAGCAATAGGAAGTTCTACAAGCGGAGTAATAGTGCAAAGCGATACAGTATCCCAAAGCACAACAATCAGCACGGGGTCTAATGGTTTATCTGTTGGCCCTGTAACAGTGGCTTCAGGGCAGTCTGTGACAGTGGCTTCCGGCCAAAGGTGGGTGGTTATATGAGCACAATTTCAGCAGGAACAACTACAACTACGGCGCTGGTCAGCACAGCGGATACCACAGGCAATCTGACTCTTACACCTGTCTCTGGGGTAGTGACTGTTAATTCTACTGGCGCTTTGACTTTGCCTGTTGGGACAACGGCTCAACGCCCTACTGGTGCAACCGGAATGGTTAGGATGAACACAACTACCGGATTGCCGGAGTGGTATGACGCAACAAATTCTTCTTGGATCGCTTTTAATCAAGCTCCACCATATAGCGTTGAAATGTTTGCTTGGGGTGGGGGTGGCGCTGGTGGTTACGCAGGCACTGGAACTGGCGGCGGCGGCGGCGCGGCAACCGGAACTATGGTGGTAACATTTCCTGAGGCTTTCGCTGTGGTAATTGGCGGCGGTGGAAACTCCAGAGCGGCAAATGCTGGAACAGGCCCCGCAGTTGCTGGTGGTGGTGGGCTTTGCGGAAACTCTGGGTATGGCGGCGGTGGTGGTGGGTATTCTGGAATTTTCTTGACTTCTGCTTCTCAAGCAAATGCTCGTCTTATTGCTGGTGGTGGAGGTGGTGCTTCTTACGAAGACCGAAATGGTGGCGCTGGTGGCGGCACAAATGGCGTTGCTGGTGCAGCCGGAAACTCGGCTGGTGGTGGTGGCGGTACTCAGTCTGCTGGAGGTAGTTCTGTTTCTCAAACAGGATCTGCATTGCAAGGCGGTTCTTCCGGCACAGAAGGCGATGGCGGCGGCTCTGGTGGCGGTGGCGGTGGATATTGGGGTGGCGGCGCTGGTTCAAACACAAACCCCGGCTCTTCTGGCGGTGGCGGTTCTGCTTATTACAACTCAACGTCTGTAACTTCCGCAACATTGACAGCAGGTTCTGGGACAACACCCGGTGATTCTTCTAATCCGTTGAGAGGAAGTGCTGGTAATGGCGGCGCAGCCGGAAACAATAACGGAGTAGCGGGAGTTGTTGTTATTCGCTATTTGGGAGCGCAACGAGGTACAGGCGGCACAGTAACTTCTTCTGGCGGTTACACATACCACACGTTCACAACTGCTGGCACATATACTGCGTAAGGACATAAAATGGCTTGGTACGCAAAAGTAGAAAATAACATCGTTACTGATGTTTTGTATTTGGTAGATACCAAAGACAGTGATTGGCTATATCGAGAATATGGCGGTAAATGGTTGCGGTGTGCAGAAGATGGCTCAATACGCCAATGCTTTCCCGGCGTTGGCTACGTCTATGACAGCCAAACTGATGCGTTCATTCCGCCTAAACCATTTCCATCTTGGTTGTACAACCAGACTCAACACCTATGGTATGCGCCTGTATCTTGTCCCCAAGACGGTCATAAATATAGGTGGGATGAAACCACAGTATCTTGGGTTTTGGTTCAATAAAGATTGAGGTAGACATGGCACATTTTGCAGAAATCGGTTTAAACAACACAGTGTTGCGCGTTATTGTGGTGAACAATGACGATTGCAAAGATCAACATGGCGCTGAGTCAGAAACTATTGGCGCTAAGTTTTGCCACGACTTGTTAGGCGGTGTGTGGTTGCAGACCAGCTACAACGGCAATATGCGTAAGAACTACGCTGGCATTGGCTACACATACGACTCAACCCGTGATGCGTTTATTGCCCCCAAGCCGTTTGCATCTTGGGTTCTTAATGAAACAACTTGCAAGTGGGATGCGCCAGTTGCATACCCAACTGATAACAAACAATACGTTTGGGATGAATCTACAACTTCTTGGGTTGAAGCAACCATTTAAGGTAATGTTATGGCAATAACAATAAGCGGTGGATCTGGATCAAGCACAATCAGTGGTCAAACTGATGGTGTTAGTGTTGATGCGACTGGCGCTTTGACATTGCCCGTAGGGACTACAGCCCAGCGTCCCGGTACTCCTGCAAACGGGATGACCCGAATAAACAGCACTACAAACGTGCTTGAAGTTTATTCAACATATAACAGCTCTTGGAATACAGTCTCCACATTTTTAAATACCCCTCCTTCTGTTGAATATCTTGTGGTTGCGGGTGGTGCGGCTGGTGGTGGTACATCAGGTGGAGGTGGTGGTGCTGGTGGATATTTAACTGCTACTGGACTTTCTGTAACTGCCGGAACATCTTACACAGTTACTGTGGGTGCTGGCGGAACGGGAGTTTCAGCCGCAACTGGTGGAAGTGGTTCTAATTCTGTATTTAGTTCTATTACCGCCACAGGCGGTGGTGGTGGTGGTGGATGTTCAACAACTCAAGGAACAGCTTCTGTTAGAAATGGCGCAAATGGTGGCTCTGGTGGCGGTGGCGGTGGCGGCGGAAGTGATGGATCGGGCGCTGGTTCCGGTGGAACTGGAACATCAGGCCAAGGCTCTAATGGTGGAACATCAGGAACATCACCAGCGGGAAGCGTTCGTGCTGGTGGCGGTGCTGGTGGTGCAAGTGCCGCAGGATCAAATGCTAGTGGAAATACTGCCGGAAATGGCGGTAATGGTACTGCTTCAAGCATTTCTGGATCATCAGTAACTTATGCTGGCGGCGGTGGTGGTGGTACTAGAAATGATTCTTGGGGTTCTGGAAACACAGTAGGTACAGGCGGCACAGGTGGTGGTGGAAATGGCGCTGGCGTTAGCACTGATACGGCTGGAACAGGAACAGCAAACACAGGTGGCGGTGGAGGCGGTGGTTCTTATGCTTCTAGCGTTGGAACATCTACAGGTGGCAATGGCGGCTCAGGAATTGTGATTATTAGATATGCTGATACTTATGGTGCGGCAACAACCACAACTGGATCACCCACAATAACTGTTGCTGGTGGATATAGAGTCTATAAATGGACTGGTTCTGGAACAATTACATTCTGAGGAATTTATGGCATCAACAGTTAACTCAGACAATGGATCAGTATCAGGAAGTGCTGGTCTAAAGACGGCGGCTGATTCGTCTGGGGTTCTTGCGCTTCAAACAAATGGCACGACTGCGGTCACAATTGG